TTCTCCAGTCCCACATCAACAAAATGAATCCAAGAAAGAAATTCATTTCCAGAAAAATGATCATGCTTCAAGAATGTTTTACTGCGATTAGTGTAAACTTGCATCCAAGTTTCGTATTGCAGTTCCGCTTTTCCTTTTAGAAAAAGATCATAACAAATTTCATCACAGAGATTTTCATAAAAATCTCCTAAGTAAGTAGTCTCTGGTCTTAAAGATGGTTCAATAAAATAAGAACTGCGATAGTTTCCTACAGAATCAATGGAATCTTCACGACGCTTTAACAGGTCTACAGGAATAGAAATATCTACTGATCGATTTGCAGACCAAATAATCATTTACGTTATCAACCAAAAGTAGAATCGGGTTCAAGCGCAATGTAATACTTTAGATCGTGCTTGGTGTTAGTAAACTGAGACAACAGTTTAGAGGATACAACTACATTGTAAGCACCAGGAATGATCTTGATGTTTTCTACTTTGAAGTTGAAAGCAAACTCGGATTCAGTTTCACCAACTACGATTGCATATTCATTAGAGGTGTCATTCTTCTTATCACGAACCACCAGTTTGATCACACCTGCACTACCAATAGCGGACAGATCAGGCAGTTGATAGACTTGTGCTGCTTTAGTCAGTTTCTCCAAAGAGGCACTATCCAATTGGAAGCATACATCTTGAGATGGTAATGTAATCTCTTTCTCTGGAGGAGAAGTAATCACGTTAGGATCTGCAAAGAAATACTTCACCCGACGCTTACCTTCTTTGATAGACAGGTAAGTTTCTTGATTGAAGTCCAGATCAGGATCTTGGTGCAGACTGAGACCGTTCAAAAACTGATTCAGATCATAGATAGCAAAATCACGAGGAAACTCTTCACTAATATCCGCTTCAGCAAGAATATTCTTCGCCATAGAAATGGTACGAAGTTTGTTGCCTTGCTTTACCAGAATTGAATTGTTGATACCTGCAAAGTTCTTGAGAATATTCAGGGTATTGTCAGATAGTTTCATTTGTTGTTCTTTGAGATTCATTATTACTGGGGATAGGTTTCACGTTTTGCATTCTTATCATTGAAATGCATCAGAAGAACAGCATAGTGCAGAATCTTTATAATGTCACGACGTGCCGTGCCTTTCTTATCATATCGTGAAGCATACTTAAGAATATTAGATCTACAGAATGCTTCACCATCACCGCAAGCTTCAATCAAATCCAGTGTTTGAATTTTATCGTCACCAGCAGAATAATGTTGTCTATAAGTTCCTCTAATATAATCAAGAAGTTCTTTTACAATTTCCTCTTCATTATATTTAAAAGGAGTTGCTGAGATTGGGTTTTTGCTTTCAGGCATATTCATATTTAAATTGAGATTGCCGAAGTTATCGGCATAAGGATACTCATCCATTTTTAGTTCATCATATAAAAGGGACCAAGCATTAAACATTTGCTCTTTCTCATATATTATATCAGGCAACCTCCTCATCGTCAATGGGCATTTGGAAATCCTCGTCAACTTTATCGTAAAGTTCTAAGAATGCCTGCTTAGTTTCATCATCGAAACGATTAACACAGACTTCAATTGCCTTTGATTTGTTACCAAAGATGCTGTAAGCACGGATAATGTGAACTAGACGACGGGTGCTAATAATTTCTTCAATACCACCATCATAGAAAGTCTTACGGATGATGTCTGCCCAATCAACCAAGCGAACGATAAAAGTCTCATCATTTACACCAAGAGTGTAGGCAATCTTAGCAATGATCTTTGATTCGTTAGCAGGAGTAGGATACTGCTGCTCAAAGGTTACAGGGAATCGCTCAAGGAATGCTTCGTTGAGCACGTTAGTTCCAATGAATCGTCCATCATCTGAACCTTTACCTTTAGTGTTTGCGGTTGCGATGACGTTGAAACCTGCACTGGGGCGGACAAACTGTCCAATCTTTTTGAGAAAGACTCCATTTCCTTCAAGGATAGACTGGAGACAGAGAATTTTATTAGAGGCAAGGTCGATCTCGTCAAGGAGCAGGACAGCTCCTCGCTGGAGTGCTTCAATGACCGGGCCATTGTGCCAGACGGTTGCACCATCAACAAGGCGGAAACCGCCAATAAGATCATCTTCATCAGTTTCAATAGTAATGTTTACACGGATAAGTTCCCGTCCAAGTTGAGCACAAGCTTGCTCAACTGAGAAAGTTTTACCATTACCCGAGAGACCCGTGATAAACGTAGGGTAGAATGCACGAGATTGAATAATTTTTTTAAGATCACCAAAATTGCCAAACTTGACGAAGGTATCATCTTTATCAGGAATGAGATTTTGACATTCTTGAGTATGAACAATTGCAGGAGGTGCCTGATAGGTTTGCTCCATTTGTTCCTGAACAGTAAGATTCCATCTACCGCGACCAGTCTTATAGTCTGCGAGTTTATTTGTAACAGTCTGATAATTGCAACTATTCATAGCACACCAGGCACGAATGTCACCAGAAGTGACAGACTCTCCATACACTGCTTGAAGAGAAGTGCGAATGTAATCTGCGGAGATGGACATAATGTTGGTTTGTTTGTTTCAACTGAAGTTATTATAACCTAAAAAGGGCACCGTAAAGCGCCCTCTGTGACAGTTGAGATATTGGATCACTGACTGGAGCGAAGACTGCGCTTAGGAGCAACAGATTTTAGAGGTGCAGGTTCTACTGCTGGTTTTGGTGCTGGTTTTGGTGCAGTGGGTGCTGCAGGAGCAGCAGGTGCCACTGCTTTGGGTGCATCTTTACCGATGAGTTCTCCAAATCTTGACATTTTGTAATTCCTAATTTTATAGAAATATTTATCAAGCAACGAGTTCAATAAACTCTGAAAGGATTCTTTTATTGACCTTCTTACCCTTTAGAGACTTAGCAAAAGCAGATTTAATTTTTGATTTGGTTGCCCCCTCATCAACATCAAACTCAGCATCACTAGAGAGTGAAGATGCACAGATTGCAAAGTAAGAATTGTATCCAGAGTTATAGATAGTAAAGGAACGTTCTTTCTTCCAAATCTTTTGTAGTGTGATGAATTCGGTAAAATTGGTATAACGACGCATAAAACTATTAGCATCACGAGATTCAAGAACACGAATACCAATAAAGTTAGTGTCAGGATGACTATCCGATATTAATCGCAAGAAACTGTCTGTAACTTCCCACCAGTTGTGACCAACGTGATAGGTTTTACCATTCTTACGATTGCGGAGATAGCAATTTTGACCAAAACTACGTACACCCAAATATGGTTCTGCTTCCCAGTGACGTTGAACTGTTTTGTGAAACTTATTAGAGCAACCTTCACCATCAGTAAGAACAACACATTGAACCTTTTGAAGATTATTATTCTGTTTGAACTTAGGAATAATAGCATTGAACGCAACCAATGCTTCATTCAAAGGTGTACCTGATAGAGATAATCCAATAGGAACACGATATTCAGAGTACCTGGTAAAAGTCCAAGCAACACGATATATATTACGCATTTGCTGTTCCAAAACTTTTAGTTTAGTCTTGTGAGTGAATAGATGCATCAGACTAGTCCAATCAGGCATCATCATAAGACCCTCCTTAGGAACATAGGTACCACGAGGAAGATAATGTAGATTCTCCTTCCAAGGATAATCATTTGTGAAGGCATATACATCAAAGGGAATATTGACTTTCTTACAGAACCACATCAAGTTATAAAGTTGCTTGAGAGTGTCTTCCATAACGTTACACATTGAACCAGACCAATCTAACAAGAACATCAAACCATGATTTTTACCTTCAGCAAGAGTGGTTACTTTCTTGAAGAGGTCTTCATTATACTTGTAGGTATGAAGTTTAGTACAATCCAAAACTCCAGTGCGAGCAGTAGTAGCACGAGCATATGAATCTGCAGACTTGCGACACTCAAACTCCTTCACCAGATAATTAACTTCTTTCTGAGAGGACTTTTTAAACTTTTGAAAGAAAAAATCAGGAAAAGAAAACTTTTCTTCTGCAACGTCATCCCATTCAGAAAAACGACTATGCAGTTCTTCATTGCTGATTACCATCTTACTAACATCAATATCAGGAATTTCAATATACTCATTTTCGATAGACATATTATTGACTAGGTTCTTGAGTGCTTCCTCAAGAGACTTCATTGTCTCAACTTCAGGTTCTTGTGGTTCATCATTATTTTCTGCAACAGGTTGATTCATATTACCGCCTGCAGTTCCACCATAAGATTCATCTTCTCGAACTTCTTCAGTCCCACTATCAGTATCATCTACATTATCACCTTTGGAACCATCCTCTTGTTCTGCATTAGAATCTTGCTCTGCTTGTTTTGTAGATGGTTGATCGTGTTCAATCTCTTTCTTGCAGAATTCATATAGGATCTTAGAAACCTCTAGGACATCAGCAAAAGTTTCTGTATTGGCAATCAAGTCTAAGATTTCACATTCTTCTTGATTAAATGGAATATCAACAAAATTACCAATCTTAAAATATAGATTTGCTTTATCAGCAAGATTCATTACACTAACATCATCATTGGCAATATCAAAGAAATCTTCATCAGACAATTCATTATATCCACGATAGAAACTCTTAGAGATACCAGCGTACCTACGCTTCATCAATTTCTCAATACGAACATCCTCAACTACATTAACAAACTGTGGTGGAATCTTATATGTTTTAATCCAATCTTCATCGGGAGTGTATAGAGCGTGTCCTACCTCATGAGCAACCAGAAGATCATATACATTATTACTTGCTTTCTCCCACATCGGCAGAGTCAACACACGAGTGTGGACGTTGAAGCAAGCAGTTTCAACTTTCTTGTTCTCCACAATCAAATCTTCAGTCGCAAGCAGTTTAGCGAGTTGAGACTTGATTTCGTGCTTGACTGCCATTTGTCCTTTGCGTATGGACGTATTATACAAAAAAAGGAGGTCCGAAGACCTCCCAGTAGACAGTTTATGAACTGGTTCTATTTGGATTGTTTGCCTTCAACAATACTCTCTTTCCACCCTTCACTCATATTTGCCATAATGGCGACCGCAGCCTCCTCAGTTTCAGCAAAACCTTCATCAATTAAATGGCCCTTGATAAGATCAAAGGACTCATCTTCTTTGATATCAAGGGACTCATCTTCTTTACCCTTATCTTTGTAGATAGAAGCATATGCTTCCTGAATAGAAATAAATTTCTTGGAGTCCATTGTATTATACTCTTTCCAAATATTTATGTAATTCGAATTGTATCGTGAGAAAACTTGGTATATTTGATTTTTCGCTTCAGGTCTTGTAGTGCTGATCTACGCGCTCTCAATGCTTGTGGTTTGAGAGTTTGTTTCTGTTCTTTCTTAGAGTGATGTTGCCAGTTAGGTACATTCATGAGACTATACGAGAGAATCCTTTAACCTTGTCAAATTTTACCACACTTTCAAATTTGTCAAGCATATCTTGTTTATGTGAAATAACAAAGATGTTTGCGTCTTGAACGACATACCGAATGATCTTAAGGAACTCATCTGTTCCAAATCCGTCAAGGGATGAATCAAAGACTTCATCCATAATCAACAGATTAGTATTGGCAGAATTTTTGACTCTAGCGACTTCTCTCCATGTAAAAAGTAATGCTAGATCAATTCTCATCTTTTCACCTTCACTAAAAGAACTATAAGAAAAGTTTTCGTGAATAGGTGACTCAATGGTTTCACCGAACTCCTCATCAAGCTTGAAGTTGATATAGAAGTCCATCATCTGTAGGTAGCGATTAACCTGCTGATTTATGAACGGAAGATACTTTTTAATGATCTTCGTTTTTACGCCATCGTCCCGAAGAAGGGAATAGGCAAAATCGTGATAAACGATTTCTTGTTTTTTGTCTGATAGGTCTTCAATTGTCTTTTGCAGATTTTCTCTAAACTCTTCTAACTTTTCATGCTCAGTATTTCTGTTCTGTAAGTTGTTGGTAATAGTTTGAATTTCATTTTCAAGACCTCTGATTTGTCTCTGGTTGAGATTGATTCGAGTATTGTTTTGAGAAATATCATGCGTTAGTTTTGTAATCTCCTTGGAAAGGGTAATAAATTGACGCTCTCTTTCTTGTTCGAACTTTATTGTTTTTTCAAGTTCTTCATAACCATCTCTAAGTTCCTTTGCTTTATTTTGAGCGTCTTCAATTCTATTTAACCGAAACTCTTCTTCAATATCCTGAGTGCAAGTTGGGCATACCGTATTTTCTGCAAAAAACTTATGTTCTTTGGTAATTGTGCCTACCTTTTGAGACAATTTTCCCTTTAAATTGTTTAGTTTTACTAACTTATCATCTGCTCCAATAACACTCTCTTGCTCCTTCGTATACTGAAAAATGTCTTCCTCTGTATGAGCATTCTCTTCAATATAAATGCCGACTTCTTTATCTAGATTGGCAATCTTTTCTTTGTTGGTATTGATATTGGCATTACCACGATTCTCAAGTTCCTCAATAAAGTTCTTTTGCATCTTCATCTTATCCTTTAGAGTTTCTTTCTTCAGATCTAAAGACTTAACTTGATTCTTTTTCTCTCTTACATACTCCTTGAGAATATTATTCATTGCAGAGAAGATCCTAATATCTAAGAGATCTTCAATCACCTCACGTCTATTAGAAGCAGTAAGTTGCATAAAAGGAACAAATGTACTGCTACCCAAGATCACAATCTGCGTGAATGACTTATAGTTTAGTTTAAGAATACTTTCTTCTAATATACGTTGCATCGCCCTATCATCTGCTTCACGATGCAGTTGAGTACCATTTGCGACAATATCAAACACATTTGGTTTAATACCACGACGAACAAGATATTGTCTTGTATTGACTATAAACTCAATTTCGACCACACACTCACGTTCATTCGTAGCATTTGCTAGTTGTGGTTTATTGATCTTACGATATGGTTTATTGAATAGAACGAACGTCAGGGCATCTAGCATCGTAGACTTACCAGCACCATTGGTCCCAACAACAAGATTG